ATGCCAACTATGAGCGTTAAAGAAGTATGGTTTGCCGATGATCGTATTTTCATCGAAACCTATAATGGAGAAAAGTTGAGCCAGTCTCTCAAATGGTATCCACGATTGGCAGGTGCCACAGAGGTTCAACGCACCGCGTTTAGACTTTCGTCGATAGGAATTCATTGGGAACAACTAGATGAGGATGTCAGTTTCGAGAGTTTCAGATACAAGAATGAATAACTGATAGAGACCGGTTAACGAGAGGTTTATCTTCTAAACTATCGCAAATAAAAGTTTGAAGGATATACCGGATTGCTCGGAGGAAAGTGAATTTACTCCTAACACCATTTATTTTACAACTATCTGTATATGATTATTTATAATAGTTTCGATACCTATAAAAAATTTCTCGTTTGTGGGGATATCCACGGCGAGTTCAAAACCTTGCTATACGAACTAAAGCGCAAGCAAATAGAGGATGCTGTTGTGTTGGTTGCCGGCGACTGCGGCATAGGTTTCGAGAAACCGGCTTATTACGAGCAACTTTACAAAAAGCTGGAGCTGACTCTGGTTAAATTGAACTGCATGCTGATTCTGATGCGTGGCAATCACGACAATCCTGATTATTTCGAAAATCGACTAATCGACTACCCTCGTATGAAGACTATTCCGGATTATTGCGTCATACAGTTTTCCGGAAACAATATACTATGTATCGGCGGCGCTGTTTCGATAGACCGGGAGTACCGGGAAACCCAAATGGGGCTGGCAAAACTGAAAAATAGAACGGTTACTTACTATTGGAAGGACGAAATTCCAGTATATGCTCCGGAGAAGTTGTCTGAAATTAAAACCGACGGACTTAAAATAAATACCGTAATAACACATACTGCCCCGTCCTTTTGTTTTCCAACAACCAAATCCGGCATTGAGGGTTGGCTCGAACAAGACAATACCCTTTCAGCCGATCTTGATTATGAGGGCAAAGTTATGGATGAAATATACGAACACCTCAAAGTCGATAACCATCCATTGTCTACGTGGTTTTATGCTCATTTCCATGCCTCTAAAGTGGAATACATTTCCGGAATTAGATTTCAGTTGTTAAACATTCTGGAATTAATGCAAGTAAGGTAGTTCCAGTTGCTTTAAAATCCCGATTTATGTCAAGGTCATGGGTTGACTGACCGGCTTGCTTCTTAGCTATTTTTGATCTTCTGCCGTTTTTCCCAGACTACGGTTGGGTTTTCAGTCAGGCCCTTCCTTTTGAATTTTATAGTATCCTTGCGGGCGAATTCCGCACCGAACCATAAAAGGCACTTATCTGCCGAATCACAGCCGTTAATTTAATTTCTTGCTTTTGCAGAATTCCCATTTTATCATCATTTTATTTCTGTAATGATGCAATTATGGTGCATTACGGAAATAAAAGCGAAATAGTAGACCATTTTTTTAATCTTCTATCGTATATGTCTCATCATAGATGTCGCGAAGATTTTTCCCTTCATACTCCCAATAAGAAGTGGGTTGAAGTTCATAAGAGATTCCTAAGAGCTTTTTTGTTACAGCCGTTAATGATGACTCTTCTCCATCTAGCGACACTTTCCGATCCCCAACTACAATTACTTGGATAGTCGGATCTTTAACGAACGTTAAAAGCGAATTTAATTCTATCCCCATTTCTCTGTAATTCATCGGAGGACGACGAGTGTATTTAATCTTTTCACTTGCAACCTTGTCGTCGATAGTTAAATCATTTTCGATTTCAGCACTAACCTCGCTCGTAATGTCTTTCCGATCAAAGAGCTCAAGTATGGCTGTCGCTTGCTCCGGTTTAATACTAAAAAACTCTCGATTCGCATTAATCCTATTCGGTCCCAAAGCAGTATGCAGGGCCTTTTCAATTTTGGCACAATCGGAAACCTTGACCTCACATGCGTATGAACAATCAAAAGGAACAGGCACGCCGGTGCTGTAAAGCTCCTTCATCATGGCATCAATGCTATCACGTGTTGTCATGCCGATTTTAACCAAGCCAGGCATTGCTGAATTAGTTAGAACGTAGACAATTCCCCTGTTGTTATCGATTTTCATTATCTGATTTTTTAAGATTCTAGTATTTACGTGCCCAATAATACCCGATTATGCTTGGCATATGTCATTATAACAATGGTAAATATACCTTATTCAATATCAAAACCGCCCATAAAAATAAATCGCCGAAGAATATTATCTATCTTCATTTGAATTTTATGTGGTGGAATCGTTGTATTTTCGATTCTTTCGAAGTAAACCTTTGCTATATTTCGATCAACAGATGTTTTAAGTTCATCAAATCGACCAAATTCGTTGATATTATCTTCGGTTACGTGGAGATTCAGGAATGTCCTGAGCATCGCTTCATCGACACCGACTGCTGTTGCAAATTTCCGAATCCGGTCATTTTTTGCATTCTCCTGATACTCTGTAATGTAATCTCGCAGTGTTTTCTTACTATCTAGTACTGTTACATCGCCACGCTCCACATCGTGGAGGAATATATTGGCATATTTTTGTTCTTCTTGTGTTAGTGTCGCAAAAGTTTTGTGTAGGTCGGCGAGGAGTTTTTTCTTGACATCTTCCGTTGCTTCGTCAGAGTGAAGTGACTTGAGCCACTTGTCAAAGCGAGAGTTCATATAGTTCACATCTATAGCTCCCGTATTGATCTCTGTCAGGTGGGTATCGATGTCATAGGGCACATCCCCAACTCTTACTCCTCCACCGGGACTATTAAACAATTCTTTATAACGAAGTGCAAGTATTAGATATGTATTTTTATCCAGTGTAGGACGCACCGTTCTTTTTGTGCCATCCTCATGTTTAAAAGTGTAAACTTTCTTATTCCAATCGAAGCCTTGTATTTTTGCAGCCTCGAGGAAGTCATTGAACTGTTTGAACAGTTTTGCAAATTGAGCCTTTTCTGCATCTGTATCAGGAAGTTTCTCGAAATTCTCGACTCCCGCCGCCTCAAAAAGTTCAACAATATCTTGGTAGATGGAGTTCATCGTTCGGATATTCTTTTCGAGTTTATCGGCAAAAAGAGCGAGCGGTTTATCGCCTGAGTATAATTTGAAAGCACTTTCTATGTTTCGTGCCATCGTGTGAGGCTTGCGGTAGTAACGGATCGTGCCAAACGGTTTTTCGGGACCAAACAGACGGTTCGTTCTTGAAAAAGCTTGTATTATACCTTCATTCTGCATTAACTTATCCAGATATAGGGTGTTAACCCATTTAGAGTCGAAACCTGTCAGCATCTGATCCACAACAACAAGTAGATCTAACTGCTTTTCGGGAGTATTCTCAATGTGTTTATATGGATCCTTGTGTGCAAGACGAAGCGCGACATCCTTTTTATACTTTCTGAAAGTAGGTATGGTAAATGTTTTACCGTATCTTTTGTTATAATCCGTAAGCATCTCGACTATTGCATCTTCTTTGATCGTGCCGCTTCCATTATTATCAATGCTTTGGTCAAATAGAGCCGCTACCTTGAAATCAGGTTTCAAGCTCTTAATCAGTTTGTAGTATTCGATGGCTTCAGGAATACTGCTTGTGGCAAATATGGCGTGAAACTTTCCTCCGCGACTAATTGTAGTCCAGTTCTCAAAGATGTCATTTACTACCGCACTTCGGTACTCTTCGGTTTCGTATTGCGAGGTAGGGATATAATCTTCGATGCCTTTCGTGTAGTTGCCTGCACTGTCAGTTGAGCCGGCCATCGGCACGTCATTCATAAATTTATAATAGACCTTACTCTTTTTAGGATCGGCAATAGCTTCTGCCTCAGTAGTGGCTTTGGCTTTCTCCAATGCTACTACTCGATGCAGGTCTTTATCTTTGTATGTAAGAACCTTGTAGGGGTCAAATCCCAATACGTTTTTATCCCTGATGCCATCGGCGACGCTGTATTTATGTAATTCGTTGCCGAAAATTGTGGCGGTTGTATTTTTCTTTTTCTCGTTCTCTTTCTGAATAGGCGTTCCCGTGAAACCGAAGAATATGGCTGCAGGGAATGTCTTTTTAATGGTTATCAGCATATCGCCAAACGTAGAGCGGTGTGCTTCGTCAATAATGAAGACAATTCGTTTTTTGTTGATCAGGGCTATGTCGTGGTCGTTGCGTGAGCCATCCTCCTGGATGTTGCTCATCTTTTGAATAGAGGTAACAATCAGCGTGTCGCTAGCTGCATTGCTTTTAAGTTTAGTTATCAGCACTTCGGTATTCTCGGTCTCTTGCACTGAATCGCTATCGTCGGCAAAACCTCTGTACTCAATGAGTGATTGTGTCCCCAGCTCAATACGATCCATCAGAAAGATTACTTTATCGGCATCCTTAGAGTTGGCAATAAGTTGGGCAGACTTAAAACTGGTCATTGTTTTACCCGATCCAGTGGTATGCCACACATAACCACCGTAGATGTTTTTATCAGCCCATCGTGTACTTGCTACTTTATCCGATATGGCGCTCGCCGCATAGTATTGATAGCTACGCATTACTTTCAGTACTCCATCGGTGTCGTCGGCAACCGTATAGAAACCTATCAACTGGTGAGCCATAGGGATAGAGAGAAGACAGTCGGCTATTTTGTTCCATTCGTTTATGGGTTCGTTGTTAAAGTCACACCAGTGGAAAAAATAATCGGGATTGAATTTGCCGTCCGCGCCTGGATTGGCAAAGTATAGCGTCTCTTCAGGATTCATCGCCACAAATATCTGCACTAGCGAGAACAAACCTTGCGAGAAAATACCCGCATTAGCATATTTCTCGATTTGGTTACAGGCTTGACTGATGGGAATACCGCTCTTTTTGAGTTCAATGTGAAAAAGCGGCATGCCGTTGATAAGCAGCATCAGGTCTCCACGGCGATCGCTCTTTAGTGGCGATGAAGTAGGGAACTTGGGTTGCTTTGCTATTTGGTAGCGGCTTTGCCCTGCGGCAATCTCATGGCGATCGTATATCTTCAGGCTCACCTCCTTGCCCAAATGCTGGGTATCGTTGGGGTTATCTCGTTTTATAGATACTGTTTTGCCGTTGATAAAGCCATTTAAGCGCAAGGGAGTACGCAACGTGTTTATTTGTTCTATAATCTGCTGCATTTCGCCATTTGTCAATGGGTATTCCCCCAGACGGTCGACACTTCTGTTATTTTCAAAAAGTATCTTCGCCCAATTAGCGATTAGCTGCTCTTCAGTCGGATTTACGAGCACCTCTTTTTCCCAACCGTATCTTGTGTGTAGCAGCTCAATGAGAGCCGCCTCAAATTTCAATTCGTTGTCAAATGATGTCATAAGTTAATCCTCCCCGGTTACAAACATCTTATCAAGGCATGCCTTTTTGATGTTTTTGAGTTTATTGATTTGCTTGTCTATCTTGACAATTATGTCATCTAGGTTTTCGAAAAAAACACCTATTATTTGTTGTTCAGTATAACCTGCTGTGTTAATGACAATAGAATTAATAGCTACTTTGGATAAACTAGGGACTCCTGTTGATTCATCCTTCTTTCGCCAATCAACTTGCTGAAACAAATTATATATAAAGTTTAAGTCATTGTTTTTTCTTGGTACAGCATAAAATAATGTATCTACAGTCCAAAACGGGGCATATAGAATATATGGTTTATCTATGGTTCCTTTTCTTCCAATCCCTACAGCATTCTCGTCATATGACAGGGCGGCATTAACGCTTAACATATAGCCACCTGTTCCATATACAGGTATATTACCGTCAACTAAGTGTTTGTAATCTCTTCCACTTCTAACATCAACAATATCTTCCAGCTTCTTCTCTTTCCACGTTTTCTTGAAACCCTTAAATCGAAGTTCTGGAGTATTTGATCCCTTGCGTGAAAACATCTTTTCAAGACATGCCTTCTTGATATTTTTTAGCTTGTCAAGTTTCGTCTGACTTGTATTTATAAGCTTATCAATATCCTGAAAATAATTGCCTATTGCCCTCTGCTCGTCTGCATCCTCTGGAAAAGAAACACATGTATCTTTTATTGCTGTTTTTGAAATCCCTACCACTTTTGTCCCCTGCATCAGTGGTAATAATTGATTGTGATATGCAGATGAGTTCAAGAAATAGCCAAGATAGCTCGTTGAGAACGGGAATAAAGGACGACACGGTATAGTATGAAGTCCTGATATAATAGGCTGTTGTTGTACGTTAAACAACTCTGTACATTTACCTGCCGTAGCATCTTCCGCTGTGTCCGCAAATACAATATCACCATCTTGTAGTCGTGAAGTTATATATTTATCTGCTATTTTATCATCTGAGATATATGGGATATCCTCACGAGTAACATCTGTGTATTCTCCGAATTTAATAAGAACATCACCATAGTGTACGTTCTTTGTGGAGCCTTTCTCGTAGCTCAAAGCTGCACGAGATAATGTGTTATTGCAAAGCATCGAAAAAGTTTTATCAAACCTCTTCGATCTCCAGTTGCCAGTAAACCGTTTAAATCGGATAGCAGGAGCGCTTTTCTTATTTTCCATTGTCATCCGCTCCTAATAATTTTTGAAATTCACGAAGACCAAGCATATCGAACTCATTGCCCTCTAAATCGTCAATAAGTGCAGAGAGAGCCTTTTCCGATTCCCGAATTTGGGACTCTAACTCGACATAAGTAACTGCATATTTCTCCGCAAGAACCTTCGTGCGCCCAACCAAGTCGTTGATAACTCCTACAGGAAGCACTGCCAATGAGCTACACAACGGCTGAATCCATTTAAGGTCGAGGAGCATAAGTACATTTTCGTCTGAAAGTCCTTCGATAGTCTCCTTGGTCAGCATATGCAATGCCCAGGTCTTTTCCTTAACCTCTTTTCTCAGTTTCTTCTCTTTTTCGATAAGCGTATGTACACGCTTTATCTTCGTAGTAAGCTCATTATCATACCCGAAGATATTAGCATCTTTACAGTAAGCTTTTACCTTGGCAGGAACAAAAGCGGTATTATCATCGTTCAGATAGTCACCCTCTTTCTCCTCCTCACTCATCTCGTCTATGATTTCGGGGTATTGAGCAACAACGGCCTCCAGTTCTGCCTCCTTTTGCTTGAGTTCATCCAGTTCTTTTTTCAATAAAGTTTGCTGTACCAACTCAAACGGAATCACGCGCCCAATCCATCCATCTTGCACCTCGACATCCTTACCGTCTTTTTTCTTAATCACCATATTGGGATCTACTTTGCGAGTAGCCTCAAAACCTTCGGTCTGGATAACTTCCAAATCGGTTGCTGTTTTAGACCATTGGTCATCTAACACTTGGTAAGCTTGGTATTTGTCAATCAAAGGTATATTAGTCAAGCAACGGAAAATATCCTCACTAATCTGGTTTTCTTCTTGTGCTACCTTGACCGTCAACATATTTTCGATCAACTCACGATATAGGTATGACGAAAAATCAGAGAACGCACCATTGAATTGGCTGATAAAACTTTTCACATCGACATTGTCGGTGATTGTCTGTTTTATATCTTCTACGGCCAAGGACGAATAAGGCGTATCATCGCTCTTAAATATTTGATTTCTCAACGATGGGAATGCGTCCCAAAATTTAGACAATCCATCAATTTCCGAATTCGGAATACCTCCGAACATCGAAGCATAGATATCCCACGACTCCGCATCGTCCGAAGAGTCTACATAACGAGGAATGTTTAGATTGTATTCATTCTTTCGTATCTCATCACGTTCTACTTTGCGAGAAAACTTCGGCTCGTCCGTACGATTAATCACCGCATCGGTTATTTTTTTAATATCGCGAGCACGCAGCCTATTGTTCTTGCCCTCCTTCACGAAACCCTTTGATGCATCTACAATCAATACATCTGTATTCTCTCGCTTTTGGCGCAGGATCATAATGATAGTTGGGATGCCCGTGCCAAAGAATATATTTGCAGGAAGCCCAATAATCGCATCAATATGGTTTTCCTCAATCAAGTTTCTGCGGATTTTTTCCTCCTCTCCACCACGAAACAGCACCCCATGAGGTAAAATGATGGCCATTATTCCATTCGGCTTGACGTGGTACAGGTCATGTAACAAAAATGCGTAATCAGCCTTACCTTTTGGCGCTAACCCAAAGCGTTCATATCGCGGGTCAAATTCTTTATTTTCAGAATCCCAGTTCTGAGAATAAGGCGGATTAGAAACCACAGCGTCTACATAAACTAGATTATAAGTTCTCTCAGGGTCTGTGTCGTCGAAATATGGCCAGTCTTCTTCGAGCGTGTCGGCATTTCGTGTTAGGATATTATCCGGCAAAATGTTACGCATCACCAGATTCATACGGGTCAAATTGTATGTATTCTCCTTAAGCTCCTGTGCGTAATATTTGATATTATCTTTATTGCTAATATGTTTTGCAACTGACCGGCCGATATTGATAAGTAACGACCCAGAACCACTCGTAGGGTCATATATCTCAATTTTTTCTTTGTCTTTAAGATGGTTAGCTACTATCTCTGACATCAAAATCGCCACTTCGTGCGGCGTATAGAATTCCCCGGCTTTCTTTCCGGCATTGGCGGCAAAGTTGCCAATCAAATATTCATAGATAAAGCCTAAAACATCATAGTCTTGATTACCATTGGTAGGTATATCTTTAATTAACTGAATCAAATCATTAATGGCCTTGGTTTGGGAGCCTGCACTATCCCCTAATTTACTAAGGCCGGTCTGGAGAGTATCGAAGATATTTTCAAAAATTTGTTTGTAGTTTTCACTAATCAGACGGTTAAATGCCGAGATCGCATCACGCACGTTAGCAACACCAAAGTCTTTGCCCTTGCCTAACCAAGTAGAGAATAGATTTTCGTATGAAATAAAGTAACCCAAGTTCTTTTGGCAAAACTCGATCGCATCCGCATCTTCTTCCGTCAGCTTCTTCAATGCCTCTTCTGTCCAATCGTTACTTTTTAAATAAGCCTCCTCTTTGTCGGACAAAAATTTATAGAAAATAAAACCAAGAATGTAGTCTTTATAATCATTCGCCTCTATTTTAGAGCGCATCTTATTTGCAGATGCCCAAATCTTTGATGCAAGTTGTTGTTTATTCATATGGATTATTTATTCATCGTTCGGAATGTCACAATGCGAAATTTCATTATTTAACCTCACTAGCAATTAAATCCTTCACATCTACTTGTAGTAACCTAGCTATTTCGAATAGCAATTCCAGGCTGGGTTGGCGTCGGTTACATACGTACGCATTTACGATACTGAAACTTTTGCCCAACCGTTCGGCTAGCCATGTTTGTTTAATCCCTTTTTCTTCAAGCACTTCCTTTATTCTGTTCATGGTGGCGTGCGTTAAAACGAAATATTTTGAACGTAAAGATATGAAATATTATGCTATATAAATATGTTCAAACCGCTAATAGGTAAGTTTGTCGAGATTGATTTCGTACTCTGCCATTAGTGAATAGAAGATATCCTCGATATATTCCATCGTGTCGTAATCAAGCTCAATCTCTTTATATTCGGTCGCTCCCCGAGGTTTAAACCGGACTTTATTACCTTCTTCGTATTTAAAATACTTTCGAAGGACATCGGTTTTAAAATTAAAGAGTACAGAGATGTAATCGTCAACATTAAGCATTCTTTTCAATTTCTTTTCCGCTTCGGGATCTTCCAGATCAAATGAGATTGTTGCGTAATGGCTGCTATGGGGTAAATTGTTGTCCATAGATAAGTTTGTTTTGAATTATGTAAATACAAAAAACGGGGATATCCGATGACATCCCCGTTTCGATAAGTTCAGAATTGGGTATATCAAGTCATACACACCTTAATAATGAGATGCATACAGACTGATTGTTCGATGTATAGTGTTTTCATTGGCAGGGACAAAATTAACAAATATTTTCACCCACACCGTCGATTTTTATTTTTTGAGGGTGAACATTACCGATGTTGCTTGATCAGTCGTTGCAGCGTCCGCTCGCTAATCATCATAAACTGGCAGACCTCTTGGCTACTTAAGATAACTTTTTGCATTTCAAACTTCTGTTTCTTGGTTGCAAAGTGGACTTATTTTCGCTAGATTGTCACATATAACCTATCTTTCAATCCTCATCATAATGATGGGGATTTTATTTTGCGGGATATCCGAAGTAAATAATGTTTATGTGTGTAAAAAGAAAGTATGATATGCGAAAGCAGTAGGGCTATATCAATTGGGTAAGAATCAGTTCACTTAAGGAGAAAGAAAGTGTCAAAATACGCTGCCATTTTAGATGCTGCAACCCGTACTACCAAACAGCATATAACTTTCGCTAAATAAGTGCTTTATGGTGGTGGCTGCTATATATATTAAAAAGGAAGTTCTTACGGGACTTATCTTTTTATTATTAAAACGCTGACTGAAAATGAACTCCAGTTTTATAATTGAATTAAAATAAATCAAAAAATGAGAGAAAAAAGGGTCAAGAACAAAGGTCGAATATATATAGCCTTTAGGGAAAACATTAAAAAAATTTGGAAGGACCCTGTGATGGGCAACGTGATCGCAATGGTTATATTCGCACTCTTGACATGGTTGTTTTGCAGGTCATAATATTCATCTTATAATACGGTTCATGCAGATCGCACAAGCCCAAACGGGAAGAAATAAAGCAGACTAAAAACAGTCAAGCTGTGTCTGATGGATTAACAACCGGACACGGCTTTTGTTTCTGATGCTCTTTAGTAAAAAATCTGCCGCGAAACTCTATTTGTCACTATTTGTATGTCGGTTATACCTGCGAAGCGCATATATTCCGGATGTCTTCCAATCGCTGTGTGAGCGTTGGATCCCTCCGAGCAGTCTGCAAATTATAGCGGGTCTGCATATCAACCAACGCCTCCGGCTCAAGGCCTAACGCAGCTTCGAGCAATAGAGCGATTTCGCTACTTACTGGACGTTTGCAATTCAGTATTTCATTGAGTTGAGTATGAGAAACGCCGATCCTGTCAGCCAGCTTACGCTGCGAAATACCTCGGAACTCTAATTCGTCTTTGATTATCTCCCCCGGATGAATCGGATAGTAAGGATCAATTTTATTGGCTGTTGTTGTCATAACAATACAAAAATTGTGATTATTATATGATGTTCGCAAAAAAGTGAATATCTTTTGTTTTCGCTCAAAACCCTTCCGGCTATATTCTGAGTTGCTTTGTTATGGGTATAACTAAAACTCAGAGATTATGTTTTTCCTGTATTCAAAAAAAGTGCAATCCATAACAGGCCGATATAATCGGATGCGATACGTCACAGCGTCGGTTAACGAAACACTCAAGAAAGTTTGCTCCAGGTTAGGGATCGAAGATAAGATCCGGGTAATAGTTTGCGAAGATGGCTGGATGTAGTGTTTTGTGTAACCGGAGAGGAAAAATTAGAACTATACACTCATAGCTCCATGTACAACGATACTCGGAGCAGAGTTGGTTTGGGTTATAATATCAATGTGTTAAATGGTGAATTAATAGCGTCATTTAAAATACCACTGGCTGCTGCACTAAAAAACCTTATTCATATTCTGCCGTAGTTTTTCTTTATTTGTATGGGAATAGTAGAACCTGTGGATCGTTTGCAGACTGTTACCGGTCTATTCTGCTATTTGCAACGGCTGATATCCTTCATCAACCATTTTTGATATGAAATATGACCTTGCCATATTCCATTTAACACTCTCTTTAATCCCAAGATTCTCACAAATACAGGCTAGAGTATTATTAACATTATGAGATAACCTACGCACTCTTCCCTGCATCTTTTTTGTAGTATTGTGTTTACGGGTAAATACAGGAAATATATATTCTGACTTGGGGTTCCGGTATTTTTCAATAATCACTTTAGCTTTGTCTAATAGTACAGGCCGGGCTATCTTGTCGCATTTGATGCGCTCATAGACAATCACATCTTCTTTTATGCAACGGTGTCTCAGGAAACAAATATCGACGGGGGACATGCCGCCCGCATATAAGCTGAACAGAAAAAGATCCCTGTCTATCATTTGTTTCTATGATAACCATGACGTATCCATTTGCTCTATCGTGTTAACAGTCTTATGGGAAATGGTTTTGGGAATAACAGGCTGCCGTTTGAGTTTCTTTCTGACAGGATCGAAAGCCGACATTCTCACGTTTAACACACCTTGTCGCCTGGCAAAGGTAAAAGTGGCATGCAGGGTTTTGAGTTTTTCAGATATTCCGCCTGCATTACCATTCAACGAAGCCCTTTTCTTAAGATATTGCACAAAGTCCGTAAGAAATACTTCGTTTATATCCCTAAAATGGTATTTACTGAATTTCTTTCGATAAACTTTCTGGGTAAATTCACAAAGAATATTTTTAAGGCACTTATATTTGTTAGCAGTGGAATAGCTTGTTAACACATGTCCATTTTTATATCTCTCTTGGCAGCAAAACTGCTGAACTATGTTATCAAGCATATCCGAAACCGTAATATAATGAATTGATTTTTTGCTGTCTTGTTCATAATAATGAGATAGCTCCTTGGGAATCCAGTCTTTGCCATCCGACTCCCATTTCTCTGCAATTTTCCGGTATTTAAATTTTTCTTTCAAGATAAGCTGATTGCGCTCATATATATCCTTTGTATTTCCGTCAAACAACTGTCGTTTAGGGTTCCAATCATCATACCGCCCGGATATCGGGATAATTTTTGGAACCCGGGCATAGCCGGTTTTAAAGAAGATTAGTTTGAGTTTGACCATCTCCAGGTCACGGGGATTCCGATATCCTTTAACATTAATTGTAAACATAGCATTGATTTTTAGTTTGACATTATTTTACCATAAGTTTACTTCAGGTTCCAATGACATATGTTCACAAAAAAAGCGGTGTAACAGAATCTGCTCACCGCTTCTAATCTGATATATCAAATTAAATTGCTTTGTTCCCAAATGACATATAAAAACTGAAGTTTGCTTATTCGACTAAAATATGTCTAATCACTCAAACTGCCAAAATCACCTATTTTAATTCACTAATTTTCTGTTTGTTTCTGCAGAACTATAGTGAAGTGCATTCGAAACTTGCTTTAATACCGTAAAATATGGCTGAATTCGGTTCTCATAATAGTCATATGCCCTTATTGCATAACCTCCGGCAAATTTAAGGGCCTCCGGAAATGAAATTCCTTCCTGCGCACAGAGCAGGAGGTAGCTGTAACGGGCAGACCGGAATGTTACCTTTACATCCAACCCGAGTATACTTACTGCTTTTTGTAGAGTCTTGTTGATTTCGCTGGCTATGGCGTTAATACGATTCTTCCATCCTTTAACTGATGTTTTTATTGCATCGTCCACAGGAAAGATGAACCCATCGTCATCAGTATCAGTCAATGCGTATTTGTTCAGAATACCCATATGTCTGTGATCAAACTCTATTCCATCGCATAAAGGATAAAGGAACCGAGTACACTCCAATATATCGCCATCGTCGATATCAAACCATTCGAGAGATGCTAGATTTGTTAGTGACATGCCTCCTGTGTAATAACTCATATGGAAAAGGTCGAGATGTAATTCCTCTCTTTTGTCGAATAAACTCCGGTCTATATCCCGGATCATATTAATAACCTCGGGAGAAACAATTTGCTGTGTTGCTTTAGTCTTAGCCATAATAAATGGATTTAGATGTTAGTAATGTAGTACGGTAATTCGAACCGTTTCATATTAATAATAGAGAGGGTGCGTGACAAAAGTTTGAAAAAGATAGAAAAAAATCAGACGGCAGAGCTGTTGTCTTTCTCTGCCGTCTGCAATTAACCTATAGAAGTACACGTTACATTACATCTTAAGAATAGTAATCCGTAGATTATTTAGTTTGAGAACCCATACTAAATTTCGTGTTGTTTAGCGTTCGAGCAAGTTTATCCATCTCGTCGCTGATGATTTTGTCGACAATCCTGGCATAGATCTGGGTCGTACTGATCTTGGTATGGCCGAGCATTTTGCTGATCGATTCGATGGACACTCCGTTAGCGTAAGTAACCGTCGTGGCAAAAGTGTGCCTCGCGAGGTGCGAGGTCACGTTCTTCTGAATTCCGCACAGTTCGGCGATCTCTTTCAGGTAGAGATTGTACTTGGCGTTGCTCATTACCGGCAACAAGTAATTTCCGTCTCGCTTTAGTTCATACTTTCTGAGGATCGACAACGGAATGTCGAGTAGTTTGATTTTCGACGGCGTTCCGGTTTTCACCCGGTGCGTTTCGATCCATATATCGCCTTCGTCGTCTTGTGCTATATTCTTATCGGTTAATGTAGCGGTCGTGGAGTAATCGAAACCGGTGAAGCAGCAGAATACGAAAATATCACGAACCTTTTCGAGTCGTTTGTTGTCCGGTTCGAAATCGATAATGCGTTCCAATTCTGCTTTAGTCAGATAGCCCCTGTCTTTTTTAACCTTTTTAAGTTTGTAGTTACAGAACGGATCCCGGGACATTTTCCCATCCTTAAAACACATTGTCGTAATACGCTTGAAGATGCGCATCAGTTTTTCTGACGAGTTCGTATCGAGTTTCTATTCAGTCTTCAGGTAGGTCTCAAAATCCATCACGAAATTTCTGTCCACCTGACTAAGTAAAATGTCGTTCTTCCGTTTCTTGACCTTTAAGAATTCCTGTAATCTCCGGTAAGTAAGGTCGTATTTATTAAAGGTTGACTGGGCGATATCTATTCCGATTAGTTTCTCCTGCCGGTCGTTGAACTCTTCGAATATCCCCAATAAAGTATTGGTTCTGATGTCATATCCGAGGAAGGCGTCTTTTATCATCGCGGCGGTTACAACCTCATTAGCCTCGACAAGCCTGTGGTAATGCGAGATCAACCGACCTTTGATACTGTCGAGATACATGTTTAACTGAATGGCCTCTTTGGAATGACCGACAGCCTTTCCTGCCTTGGGTTCCCAAATGTCCGGTGAAATGTCAGTTTTGAGACTGAATTTTACTTTCTCACCATCGAGGGTGATCCGCGCCAAAAGAGGAACTTTCCGGTTCTCTTTTTTCTTTTCCCATCGTGCGAAGAAAAGAATCCTGAATGTACTTCTCATAAGTTTACCTGTCTTTGATTAAGATTAGGTAAACCGCAGATAAACAGTTTAAAATAGTTCGAACTGTACCCCCTTAAATTGTCAAGTGTACCCCCTCGAGGGTTCAAATTGCCGCTGGATACAGTAACGGATTTCAGGGATGGCAAAGGGGGCTCCTTTTGGTGTTTGCCAAAAAGAATGAAAAAACCCTCTGAAATGAATGTTTCAGAGGGTTTGACTTGATTCGTCGTTTTATTACTTTAGACGCCTGGAGCGGAAAACGGTAGTCTGACCTTCGCCTTCCTTATATGTTGCTCGTCAAGGACTTCCCTTTGATTTGCCGGGTTGTTTTCCCAAACTGGGACGCCGGCGGGGACATTTTTGCAAACCAGTTCCTGATAGGATTTTACCCTTCTGGAAACTGCTTTTCTTCGGTTTACTAATGTGTGATGTGCTATCAAATCCTGTAAACATTCGTCGTTACTCTTTAGGATATGTGCCCGGAGCAACTTCTTAATCTGACCAATCTGGTAATAATATTTCCCACTCATGCAAGAGTAAGTAATCTTACCGTTTGCTCGCAGTCGTTGTAATGTTCGTTCGCTGATCTTCAGAAACTGGCAGATTTCCTGACTCCCTACCCAATTTTCATCTTCGTTCTCGACAGGACGCTCCATCGAGTAAACATACTCCGTTAACGCATCCAGTTTTTCGACAAGCAACTTAAATGCCCTCGATTCGATTGTTATAACCTCCATAACCAAATTGCTTATCCGATTTTGTATTAGAATAGGCTAGGGTTCCTTAAAAAGGTTAAGCCTTATATCAAGGATTCAAAAACCGTCTTTGCGTTATTCCAAAAAAGAGATGTTAATTCTTTACGCCTATTGGAAGATATAGTGGCAGCTTCCTTCTTTGCCTCTAATCCTTTCCTCAGAGCATAATCTGTAATTGATACCTCAAAAATTTTTGGGTGACCTTTAAATTCTGCTCGCAATTGAATTATCTCAGAAGATGTCTTATTCTCGATCTCATAGGTCATTGCGGTAAAAATACATCCTCCTTGCTCATACTGAGCAACAAAAGGATCATTCCTCAAATCGCGACCTTCCAAAATAGCTTGTCGAATTCCTGTTAGTTCTTCCATGCCCGCCTCTTGATCTTCATCATCTTCGTCCTCAACAATATTCCCTCGTTTGAACGCAAGGTATTTTATATCAAGGAATCTCCAATCGGCCCCAAGTCCAGACGTTGCCAATTCATCAAAAAATGCAATTGTGTCTTTCTGTTTAAGAGCGTCAATATATATATTGCTAATACTTTCCGTCTTACCGATTGATCCTAAGAATAGACGTTGTACTTCTTTGCCATCAGCAGACTTTGAGCCATCTACTTCAACTTGCCATTCTCCTGTTGCTGTTTCGAAAAAAGAAAATTCAGCATATCCGGTTTCTTCTTCTAAAAATTCTATTCTTCCAGGCTTTTTCTTCTTATATTCTATACGTCCTTTATAAGTAGGCTTTTGACCTTGCCGATCTTCTTTACATAAAGCACCCAAAGAATAACCTTTTGAGGCCAACTCTCCTTTTTCGCGGATATTATCATATAATCGCTCTAAACTGAAAAATTGGTCACTGGACTTAACCGTGAATCCACTTAAGGTATGTTTTGCGACAGCTTGATATGCAAAAGCTCTCAATGTTTCTATCTCACTTTCTTCATATAAGAAATATGATAAATCCCGCGCAATTTCCTCATGTTTAGCATTTAGAAAGAATACACCCCGCTCCCGGGCGAATAAATCAACGAATGCTCTTTTTGTATAGCTACTTAAAACTTCTTGGAGCTCATATGGTGATGGGTATAGGTTCTTATTCATGGCCGATAGTTTTAACTTCTCCTGGCAGGTCACTCAAATTGTCCATGAACTTAATCGTGAACTCAACTTCATTAAAAACCTTTTCAATATCTGGCTTTATCTTTCTAAACTCATTATCTGTATTATATAGATATAAAATGATTTTCTTTTCTTTATCCATGAAACCACACTTACTTAAGAGATTTTTTAATGGATAGGCAAAAGAAGATGATTGTAAGTCACCAAAATAGAAAACCACATTTTCGCCCTTGCCATCCTGGCCTTTAGATTCAGCTAAAATGACTTTTGAAAAAATATATTCTGGAGTAAGGACTTTACTTCTAACAATTGGTTTATCATTCATTAAGAATGATGGATAATAGAATTGTAATAGGCTCCTTGCCTCTTGGTTATGCTTAGCGATTGCATTCTGCAATGAACATAGTTTTAAAATCTGGGCATTATCAAGAAGTAGTATACGATGATATCCTTCGCTTTGCTTAGGTCTGTTGGATGTCTTGATACTTTTTAGGATCTCGACAAATTTTGGTCGGAATGATTTATAGTTGTCTAAGTCATGAAACCAAATAGCAATTATTCCAAGGTCTAATGTCGCGCATTCTGTAAGGGCAGGATATTTTTCTTGGGCTTTTTCAGAGTATTTAAGTTTTGATAATTTCTTATCTAACCGATCAATCCAATCTTGCACAATAGACTTAGATACATTGCTGGTTTGATAACTTTTAGCTTCTAAGATAACACATGGGGGTAAGTGCTTTACAGGAGACTCAAATTTAAGAAAAGTATCTACTCCATACTTCTGCTCATCATCGCCGAGGACATCCATATCTATATCCCCAATAGTCTCCCACCCAAACCATGATAGAATATAATTGGCTTCTTTATTCCAAATTGTGCCGTTTACACCTTGATCTTCTGCCATGACTATTTTATGATTTTTTTAATAGTGTCGATAATCCCATAAAAATCATCTTCATCGCTTTTTACCGCCAAGGTATTATTTGTCGAGATTGTCAAGGAGAAGTCTTCAAACTGATTCGATGTAACATCGATGGTTATTTTCTGAATTTCATCAGAATAATCTTCCAGTAGCTTTTCTCCAACTTGGGAATCCATAATCTTTGCTACATATCGACCATAAGCACCCTGTTCATATACAAATTTCCTGATAGCAATTTCCTTAATGGAGCACTCAAAATCGCTATCAGACAAATCGTCAACCAACATTATAGGACTGAGCTCTAAATTGGTATAAGCGATATTATTTTGCAGGAACTCTCTTAATGCAACTTTTATTTTATTTAACTTACCCGAGGAAAAGAAAGTGTAAATCAGGTTGTTCGTAAAATCGATGCAGAAAGAGATGTCTTCAAAGATAAAGATGTCTCTCTCTATAAACTCTCCTGATGCAGGATCATAATCGACTATTGAAGTAGGGGTTCGCTTAAGCAATGTCGCTTCTAAAACATTATCGATAATCTCGACCTTAGTAAATCCTAAACCATCATTATCTCTGTATGGTCTCTTTTGAAATATTTCAGACAGATACTTAACATCTATTTCTTGCTGAAATGTAATCCGATTAAATGTTATGATACCCCTTTTTTGCATAGTCATAGCTATTTGATTTACAAATATAATGAAATTAGTAATTATTCAATAGAATTGAATATATAATTACTCAACCGACATGAATGCGTAGCACTTGACTACTACCAAAAATGTAGTATATCTGGATATCGGATGGCAATCTAGTTACCTGTAATTTTAAAATTTGGAATTTATTAGAAAATAGGCCCTATTTAAGCCTCTTTTTTCTTGATCCACCAACCTTCTGATTATGAGTCCGGCCGTTTTTATTGAGCCTACTTGTATGTAATTTGTTTGTATTAATTCACTCCAAACTATCCTTTCTCGAATTCACAATTTGAGTTGATTTTATTTGTCTTCGCCTATACATAGTTTGACAAAAGTTGTATGTCAATTTTATGTCAGGTGCCAAAATATTTTCATAGAAATTACGAAAAAATCACACACAATTTAAACACTTGTCCACTTTGATCTCTATACTTTTTTAAAGAGGGAAAATCTCTCACACATAAACTTAAAAGTAGAAGAAATGTATTCATGGAAACAAGATGGCATTAGTGTCAAGGTGGTATTGGATAAAAGGTATTTGCGCAATAACGGTGCATATCCCATCCGCATAAGGGTGATCTACAAACGGATCCTAAAAGAATTTAATACAGGAATAGAGGCTACTCCATTAGAGTGGGAGAAAATAAAATCCAGTAAAGCCAAAGCATTTCTGGGAATCCAACAGCATATCAAAGAACGATTCGAGATGATTGTGCAAATTACGGAGCGGCTGTCAGAAAAGCAAGAATTTTCTATTGCTGCCTTGAAATCTCTTTTTTACGAAGTAACTTGCCCTTCTTTGAAGGTGGATAAGGGACAATAATCTGAATAATTACAATAAGAGACTATATAAAAAATAGCCTCTTATTTGTTGATTTTCACAATATTTTTTTCTCTATCTATTGGTCATATCTGGTTGTATTCTTTTCGGCCCATATCAAAAGTTCATTCTTTCGAAAAACTAATCTGTTCCCATACTTGCCATGCGGGATTTTCTTATTGGATGTTAATCTATATAGCTGAGTCTTAGATGTTGGAAAGCCAATGTGAGTAAGAAAATCAACAGCAGCATCTATTGTCAACGAATTCGAGTATTCTTGTTCTTTCTCAAGTTTTTTATCTTTATAATAGTTCTCCAAAACTTCATATATCAATGCTTTCAGCTCTTCCTGGGTAACCAATATAATCTTATCCATAATTCGTTTGATTATTATGTCGTAAATATAATGAGATTAAAGTTTGCAGCAAAGAAAAAACGAAAATAAGAATATTTATATAATTGTTTTTCAGCACATTGCCCTCTGATCTAATAGTCAGAGGGTAATGTATCGTAATCGATTTATCAGTAAAGGGACCCCACACTAAATCGAGTGCTTTCAAGTTTTGTTGCCAATTTATCCATCTCATTACTCACCGTCTTATCGACGATACGAGCATAGATTTGTGTCGTACTGAGCTTCGTATGGCCGAGCATCTTGCTGATGGATTCAATGGAAACTCCGTTGGCATAAGTAACGGTAGTAGCGAATGTGTGCCGAGCCAGATGTGAGGTGACGCGTTTCTCGATTCCACAGATTGAGGCGATCTCCTTGAGGTACAGATTGTATTTCGCATTGCTCATTACAGGCAGTAGAAAGTTACCATCACGTTTGAGTGCATACTTCTTAATAATGCTCAGTGGGATTTCAAGAAGTTTTACTTTTGAAGGTGTTCCGGTCTTGATACGGTGAGTTTCAATCCACAGAGAACCTTCGTCATCCGTAACGATATTCTTTTCCGTCAGGGCAGCAGTCGTGGAATAATCAAAGCCGGTGAAGCAACAGAACAGAAATATATCGCGGACCTTTTCGAGCCGTTTACTGTCGGGTTTGAAATCGATAAACTTTTCCAGTTCGGACTTCGTGAGGTAGCCGCGGTCTTTCTTTACCTTTTTGAGTTTGTGTTCGCAGAACGGGTCTTTAGGCATCTGCCCGTTCTTGAAACACATGGTCGTAATGCGTTTGAATATCCGCATCAATTTTTCAGAGGAGTTCGTATCGAGTTTATATTCGATTTTCAGCCATGCCTCGAAGTCCATTACGAAGTTTCGATCTACCTGACATAGTAAGATGTCGTTCTTTCGCATTTTAGTTTTAAGGAACTCCTTCAGCCGGCGGTATGTTAGATCATACTTATTAAAGGTGGATTGGGCAATGTTGATGCCGATAAGTTTCTCCTGCCGGTCATTGAACGCTTCGAATACCGTCAGCAGCGTATTGTTTTTGATATTCGTGCCGAGAAACGCATCACGCAGCATCGAGGCAGTCACGATCTCGTTGGCTTCCGATAGGCTGTGATAATGCGTTATCATCTGCCCTTTGATACTGTCGAGATAGCGGTTGAGTTGGAGGGCTTCTTTTGTCTGTCCTTTGGCCCGGCCGGACTTGGGATCCCAGATCGCTGAGGATACCTCGGATTTAAGGCTGAATTTAACTTTTTCGCCGTCGATTGTGATTCGGGCGCAGAGCGGCACTCTGCCGTCTTTTTTCTTCAATTCCCACCTCGCAAGGAATAGGATTCTGAAAGTACTTTTCATAACTGTTTACCTGTCTTTTAATTAAGATTAGGTAAACCGGAGACAAACAGTTTAGTTTTGGTAACGATTTATCCGTCAGCGAGTAACAGGCGTAGTGTCCCGCCTCTTCACTCCAAAGTGTCCCACTTTCAGGTTGCACCACGCGAGTGGGACACTTTTGGGACACTAACCTGTCCGGAAATGGCTTTTCGATGTCCTGCGATGTCTTGAAAGAAGGCATGAAAAAACCCTCTGAAACATCGTTTCAAAGGGTTTTCTTGATTTTTGGCTTAACGCTGTCGGGCGTTGTCTGAACCGTCAGAGCGGAAAACGAGACTCGAACTCGCGACCCCAACCTTGGCAAGGTTGTGCTCTACCAACTGAGCTATTTCCGCAATATGTTTTCGTCCTGCGAAAAGGCTTTCACCCCTCCTCTTGGCATCCGAAACTCGCGTTTCGGGATTGCAAATATAAACTGAAAAATCTATTCTGCAAAATTTTCCGGCAAATTTTGTCGCAAAACGATGTCCCCGGCCTTCGGAAAAGCCGGGGACACCGTATGGGAAACCCTTATATCCGGGCGGCGGAATGATCCGTCCTGCCGGGAAGCGGGGAATTAACGAACCAGGAATCCTTCGTCGGCACGTACCGGGATGGGCAGTTTGGCGTAAATACCATCCTGGAGCTTGCTGCGTACGGCCTTGAACGCCTCGATGGTGACATTCACGTCCTCGAGGGTATGGACTGCGGTCGGGATGATGCGCAAGATGATCTCGCCTTTCGGGATTACGGGGTAAACGACCATCGAACAGAAGATGCCGTGGTTCTCACGCAGGTCGACGACCAGATTCGTAGCCTCGGGGATGCCGCCCTTCAGGAAAACGGGCGTCACGGGCGAATTGGTCACGCCGATCTCGAAGCCGTTCTCTTTGAGGCTGCTTTGCAACACGCGTACGATCTCCCAGAGTTTCTGCTGGTATTCGGGGTGGTTGCGGATCAGCTCCAGGCGTTTCAGGGCACCGATAACCATCGGCATCGGGAGCGACTTGGCGTAAAGCTGCGAACGCATGTTGTAACGCAGCAGGTTGATCAGCCAGCGGGGGCCGCAGACGAATGCACCGATACCGGCCATCGACTTGGCAAAGGTGTTGAACAGCACGTCTACGCCGTCCACTACGCCGAAATGCGACGCCGTACCGCGGCCGCCCTCACCCATCGTACCGAAGCCGTGGGCATCGTCGACCAGCAGACGGAACTGGAAATCCTTTTTCAGGGCCACGATCTCGTCGAGCTTACCCAGGTCGCCCTTCATGCCGAAGACACCCTCGGTGATTACGAGTACGCCGCCGTTCTGCTCTTCGGCCAGGTCGGTGGCATGCTGCAATTGCAGGCGCAGCGACTCCATGTCGTTGTGGCCGTATACGAAACGCTTGCCCTTGTGCAGGCGCAGGCCGTCGATGATGCAGGCATGCGCTTCGGCATCGTAGACCACCACGTCGCGCGGCGTCAGCAGGCAGTCGATGATCGAAATCATGCCCTGATAACCGAAGTTCAGCAGGAAGGCGTCCTCCTTGCCGACGAACTCGGCCAGTTCGCGCTCGAGACGCTCGTGGTAGACGGTCTGGCCGCTCATCATGCGGGCGCCCATCGGGGCCGCCATGCCGAACTGCGCGGCACCCTCGGCGTCGGCCTTGCGGACTTCGGGGTGGTTGGCCAGCCCGAGGTAATTGTTCAGACTCCAGTTGAGCATCTTCTTGCCCCGGAAAGTCATGTGGGGGCCGATATCGCCTTCCAGTTTAGGGAACGCGTAATAACCGTGGGCGTACGACATGTACTGACCGATGGGGCCACCTGCATTTTTCTCCAGGCGTGCAAAAATATCAACCATAAAATATTGTAATTTAATGTTTAAGTTTCCGTTTCGGACGCGCAAAAGTACAAAAAAACCTTTTAGCCATCAAAATTAGCCGTTTTTTATTCGGCAAGGGTACGCATTTATACTTATTTTCCAAAGAATCCCGGCAGCACATCCACAAACATACATGGGCAGAAACCGGCAACAATTCAATGTCAATATTCTATGAATCAACGGACAACCTGCTGACAGACGGTCTTTGTCTGCTCTTCTTTGGTTGCATTCTGTTACTCGTTTGTTACTCGATGGTTCCCTTGTTTTGTTACTTGCTTGTTACTTGCTTGTTACTCGAAAAATCGAAAAAAGTTGCGGCAGAATCGAATCGTTTTGTTTTTCCTCGAATATAATCTATGAATTTTAAAATAATGGCATATGAAAGAAAAAGAAGTCATAAGATTACGCAGGAAAGCAACCCAATCAGGAGAATCCCTCTACCTCGACATTTATTTCAAAGGAAAACGTCGGTACGAATTTTTGCGTCTGTATCTCATTCCGGAACGGACAAAAGCAGACCGACTCAAAAACGAACAAACACTCCGACTGGCAATTGCAATCAAATCCCGGAGAACGATCGAACTGTTCAACAACAAATACGGATTTGCAACGGAAAAACCGGATGTCAATCTGATAGAGTATATACAACTGGTTGCCGCAAACAAACTGAAACAGGGAAGAATTGGAATCAAGGGAACTTTCGACACTCTGGTTTACCATTTGACAAAATATCATGGGGATAAGATTGCACTGCAAGATATTGACATCCGTTATGTTAAAGGATTCGTACAATACCTGTCGACAGCAATTGCAAGGACAAGTGGTGAGGTATTGAAATCATCATCCCAACACAACATCTACACCAGTCTCAAAATAATCATCCATCAGGCAATCAAGGATGAACTGGTGACATCCGATCCGACCAAATCGGTCGATCCTCCCCGAATGGTTCTACCCCACAAGGAACACCTGACGGAAGAAGAGTTGAAGAGATTGATTCAAACCCCATGTCCGAAAGAGATGGTCAAGAGGTCATTTTTGTTTTGCTGTTTTACCGGATTACGAATTTCGGATGTTCAAAAACTAGTATGGAAAGAGGTGGTGACGACCAATAATGAAACCTATATCAACTTTCGGCAGAAAAAAACAAAAATTGAGAATTACGTTCCTTTGTCCGAAAACGCAATATCGGTTCTTCCTTCCAAGAGAGAGAATACAGAGACAGATTCGGTTTTCGATCTACCGAAGGAATCGACAATTCGCAAAGTATTAAAAAAGTGGGTATCGGATTCCGGTATCGACAAACACATCACATTTCATTGTGCAAGACACACCTGCGCAACTCTGTTGCTGAATTCCGGGGTTGACATCTATACCGTCAAGGAGATATTGGGACATACCGATATCGGAACCACCATGCAATATGCAAAGGTCGTTGACAAAACGAAACGAGAAGCAGTCAATAGCATCCCTGTCCTATATTGATCTTTGTTGAACCCGGTGTATTATCTCAAAAAGACCGGGATTGTCGTTACGGTTGACCCGTATCCAGTCGGAACAAGGTGTGACATCGAGTGTTTTAAGTAAATTGTTGCAACACGACAAAAATCGTAGGGAATAACAATAGTCGAGATTCAAAGTTCGGAGACGATTGAACCTGCAATTCAGAACCGTAAGGAAATGACACAACATGACATCGAGGTGGGACAATTCACATCCGGGACAAAACAAATAATTCAGTTTATAGTGATTCCGTAATTCGAGTTTTTTGACGGGATTCCATCCGCAATTCAAATAGGTCAGATTCGGGAACGATTCGATCCCTGCAAACGACTCGATCCCTCGGTGGGAACAATCTATCTTCGTAATTCGTAAAGTATCGTAGGGGGAGATTTTGCCATCTTTATCGACGACGAGATCATAGGTACTGACCAGATAATCGAAGAAATTGGAATCGGGGATACGAACTCCGTATCGATAAGTTCGTTCGGTGACTTTGTAAGTAGGAAAATCCATAGGTAGATTCGTTTTTTGTATTTATCGAACGAAAAACCGGAAACATACAGAGAAGATACTGAAAGTAAAATAGTGATTTTTTGGAATATTCGGGTTAAATTTGTTCTGCAATACCCCGTTGAGTGTGTTGATATTAGCAAACATTTTTATACCTTTGTGGTGTTCCCGTGAGGAACAACATATTATTGATGAAAGTGTTTTGCTTTTATCCTTGACAGGAAATCTGGTAAATTTCAAAAGGACAAGGATAACAATGGCACTCGTCACTTGTATTTGGTATGTTCATATCTCAACATATCAGACAGGTGTGGGGTATTGTTTATTTGTCCTTGGGTTTACCAGAACCTCCTGTCAGATAAACAAACAACTCCACACTTTCTTTTTTGATTGAATCCACCATTTGGGAGTTGAATGGTAACTGAATTTTGAATTTGAAATCAAAATTATAGTTGCTATGAAACAGTATTTACTTTACATTTTGAACATTGCAATTGCAATGATGTCATGTTCATCTGGAGATGATTCTATGGACAATGAAGAAAAACCCATCCCTCCAATCTTAGAAAACATAACGATTTCAAATCAATTAACGAAACTTGGAGAGACATATGTAGAAATTTTTGCAACAATAGAAGGTGATAATATTCTTACAAAAGGAGTGTGTTATTCAACATCTCCCAATCCCGATATTAATGATTTGAAAATCGTTGAAAATACTAATGATGGATATTTTCATTCTATCATTAAAAATTTGGATCGAGGTAGAACATACTATGCAAAATGTTTTGCAACCACGACACAAGGAACAGTCTACGGATCAGAAATTGAATTCACCACATACACGGATATTGAGATTACAACGACTACAACAAATGTAGACGAATTTGGTCATCCGGCGACATGGGTTGATTTGATCGTTCACGGAGATAGTATTATTTCAAAAGGTATATATTATTCAACGGATGAAAACCTAACTATTGAAAATTGTGATTCTGTGATTACAATTACTGATCCCAATAGTTTAAATAGCGATCTTTGCCAAATTCGGTTGGAGTTAAAACAAGGAACTCTGTATTATTTACATGGTTTTGCAAAAAATAAGAACAACAAAACCAAATACGGGAAGAAAGAACAATTTAAGACTTTGGGAGAATCATTATTAGAACCGGAAATTGAAATAACAACTCTACCGGTAAAAGATATTACAAAAACCACTGCAATATCCGAAGGGAATATTACACATAAAAAGAATGTCGACATATCTATTGTCGGAATTTGTTGGAGTCAGACTGAAAATCCAACAATTGAAGATTATAGAAATGAGATTCAATATAAATCCGATTCATTTGAATTACAATTGTCGAATCTCGAACCAAATACACAATATTATGTCCGATCGTATGCAATTACAGATATCGGAATAATATATGGAAATGTTCAATCATTCAGATCTTTACATGATGGGACATTTATTATTTTTGAGGATTCGAATTTCGAAACATTTTGTTTGTGGAATTTCGATAGCAACAAGGATGGTCAAATATCGATTGGTGAGGTTGATAAAATCACAGAACTTGATATTTCCAGAAAAAACATTTCAACCATTCCTGAAATCCAATATTTTACATCTTTAACGACATTGGATTGTAGTAATAATCAACTGACATCATTGGATATGAGTGGATGTACAAATTTACAGACTTTGAATTGTAATCATTGTAATTCAATGAGATCTTTAAATGTGAGTGGATGTACAAGTTTACAGACTTTGAATTGTGATCATTGTAATTCAATGGGATCTTTAAATGTGAGTGGATGTACGAGTTTGCAGACTTTGGATTGTTCTTGGAATTCATTGACATTTTTAAATGTGAGTGGATGTACAAGTTTGATGACTTTGAATTGTAAGAACTGCTTGAGTCCTCTATCTCTAAATGCAAGTGGATGTACAAGTTTGGCCAAATTTGATTATAGGAGATATAAGGAGGATGATACTCAATTCACATATTTGAATATGAGTGGGTGTACGAATTTAAGATATTTAGATTTTGGAGGAGGACATCCATTAACATATTTGAATGTAAGTGGATGTACGAATTTGGAGGAATTGAATTGTAAATATAATGATAATCTGACATTTTTGGATGCAAGTAAATGTGTAAGTCTGAAAATATTGGAATGCGGTTCTTTTAAATTATCCTCGTTGAATGTAAGTGAGTGTACGAATTTGATAACATTGGATTGTAGTAATAATCAACTGACATCGTTGAATGTAAGTGAGTGTCCGAAGTTGTGGAGATTGAATTGTAGCAGTAATCAACTGACATCGTTGAATGTAAGTGAGTGTCCGACGTTGGGGATATTAAATTGTTACAGTAATCAACTGACATCATTGAATGTAAGTGAGTGTACGAAGTTGGAGGAATTGGATTGTCGCAGTAATCAACTGACATCGTTGAATGTGGATGGATGTACGAATTTGGAGGAATTGGATTGTCGCAGTAATCAACTGACATCTTTGAATGTAAGGAGATGTCCGAACCTGACCTATTTGTACTGTAGGGACAATCCGAATCTTACAACATTATATATGTGGAGTTCTCAACACCCAAATATATACAAAGACAGTTTCACCCAAATCATTTATAAGTAACCTTAAAAACAGAATTATGTATAATCAACCTACTCCCGATTCCAAAAATCAATTTGAGTTGGAAAAACAATTGCACGAACAGTATGCAATCAACAACAATGCAAAAGTCAGTAGTTTCGTGTCATTCATTGTTGCATTGTTTGCACTGTTCGGATTTTACGGATATATATTTGCTCATTCGGGGAATCTGTTTTCACCGGACATGAGTGGAAGATTTTACAACAATGGAGAATATTCATTGGAAATATTTTTCTTGGTTGCATCGGTTGTTAGTTTAATATTGTTTTTTCTATTGAAGTTATCATTATCATTGAGTATAACACAACGAAGTGATCAGATTGTAATTGCAAAGATACGTAAAGACCATTATGGAGATAAGTACGATAAATTTTTTAAAAACTATGATCCCTATGGCAAAAACTGGTTCAACTTTGTTCAAAACTATTTCAATTTGTTTTATTGGCTGTTTTTTGCTGGTTTGATATTCGTTTTTTTAACATCTTTTATTAAAGTCGTAATGAATATCTGTTATGCAGACGACGGAAAATGGACGTGGTGGGGAATATTGATTATTATTGTCATATTGTTGATATATAATCTAATTCGGTATTCGTTAATCGAACGATGTAATGATTATCAAAAATATATGAAACGATGTGATGACAACTATCAGTATTCATGTTGCAGATGTTCGTTATATGATTGTATCAAAAGTTGTTTATGCAAGAATCCAATTTGTAAATAATATTTGGTATTAGTTCTATTTGAAAAACCGAGAAAAATTCGTCAAAAAATGATGATTTTTCTCGGTTTTTCTTGTGATTGTATATTTGTTTACACCCCCTCAACGAGTGTATTCAACTCCTCGATAAGAGGACTACGGACTACTCCTATCGATTTGTTTTGCATCAATTCTTTGGTTTGCCGTTTGATTTCCGAACGTTGTCGTTTATCCAGTCTCCCTGTGTTGTATTGTTGATCCAATTTTTTGAAGAACTCGTTCATCCCTCCCTGTTGTTCGACCAACAATAACATTCCGATTTTGTTCAAGTCTCTAATCCCTTTGCAATCGGTAATGTCGATCTCGTATTCATTAACTTTAACAATTTTCTGATATTCCGATTTCCAGTAATCGACAATTCGATTGTAGAACCGGACATCATACAACATCGGAACAGTCACCTTATTCACTTTGAAAATTTGTTTGATGTGATTTTTCAAACGAAGTTCATACCGCAATAAATTTTTGTTTTGATATTCCGGTGGAACGTAATCTTTGCGATTGGTCGTTTCTTTGATCTTGTCGTAGAACACCAATTGTTTTTTGTCGGAGATCGAACTGTAATACAATCCTTCAACACCCTTGCAGAATATTTGTTCCAATCGTTTGTAGTAAGGGAGATCTCCCAAGTGGTGGAAATAGGATTCCGGAGGGTGGGTAACCTCAAAGTTGTATGCAATATCCATCCGGGAGACAGTTGCATTGTTCAACGAGATATGCAACGTGTCGGACAATTTTTCAAATGCAAGTCGGGTATCAGTCCTCGTAAAGTTGACAATATTATTCCCGTAAAGGAACTTGCAAAGACTGCCGTTGCTAATAGATACTCCTTGTGTTGTTGTTCGGATAGTCAGGTTGTCAATATGGGAGGTATATGTGGTTCCATATCGGGATGTGGTTGTATCGACATTCAGATCACGAGTAACCGTCTTGACAAAATTCAATTGTTGGGTATCAATTGATCGAAGGTTTATATTGATAGTATCGAACAT